CTACTGGTGCATTTGATGTAGAATATATCTGACCTCTTGCATCTGCATTGTCTTTCCATGCAAAATCTGTAGTACCATATCCATTTGCTAAATCTTTACCCCAAACCCATTCAACACCAGTGGCTTGTTCTATTCCGTACTTAGATGTAAGATAATCATAATGCTCAATATTTGCTAAACCACCATCAACAGCATCAGAATCGTCACCCTCGGTAACCCCATAAGCAATAGTTGGAAATTCAGCATAGTTTATAAGTTGTTTTGAGTGAGCCTTAGCTATTTCACAAGCTTGAAACCAAGTAAACTTTCCATAAGTAACACTTCCATCTCCTCCATACTCTAAAGGTATTTTAGGAATAGCACGACCATTATCCGTAGCACCAGCCGCAATAGTTGCACCAGCCTTAGAAGTTCCGTTTGTGATGTGCTCACTATTTAATAGATAGATGTCATACCATCTTCCACCAATATAAACCATACCTTTAGGGCTTGAAATTGGACGGAATTTTAAATCCCAAAAAGAGTGAGCATTTATTCCACGAATAGCTACCATATCACTCTCAGTTTTATTACCAGTTGTAGTCTCAGCTTCAGGTATTAAACTATAATGAAAACCACCTATCAATCTATCAGCAGTAATAGAATCATCAAGACTTATATAAAATGAACTGTCACTTTTCGCATAAACATAATAATCAGAACCAGCAGTTTTAGAGCCTGTATCTAGGTCTGTATTTAAGTCAAGAGTATAATCAGACGTAAGCTCAACTGCTACACTTCCAACAACAACTTTGAAGCCTATAGGTAAGGTAAAACTAGCTGGTGCTGTTTTTGTAAAAAGCACACTAACACTTGGTTTTTGAAACAGAGCATCTAGTGTAAGACCTAATAATTTAGATTTTTCAGCATCACTAAAAGCATTAGTGTCAGCCTCAGCTTCATAAGCAGCTTTAATCTCAGCTCCAGTCTGATCTGAAGTAGCACTATCCTCTATACCTGCAAGTTTATTTTTCTCAGTAGTAGTATAGTTATTATCAGTATGAACATAAGAAGCATCACTTACTGCATTTTCATCATAAGCCTGAATAGTTACACCAATACTTGCGTTTTTAAGTATAGTTGCATCTGCTGCCTCTTTGTTATCAAGTGCATCTTGAGTAGCTGTACTTATTGGTTTATTAGCATCAGAAGTATTATCAACATTCCCTAGACCAACATCAGAGTTAACAAGTACAACATCCCCTGTTCTCCCAGCTACACTAAGTAGAGTACTATCTGCACCATTGTAAACATCAAAGGTTGAAGTGCTTGTATCTGTAAAAGTAATAGTGTAAGTATCAGTAGTTCCCGCACTTCCATCACCAGCAGTTCTAATAACTGTAGATATCCCATTCCCAGCAAGACCAGTATCTCCAGTATCTCCTTTACCAAAAGGAACTCCAACACTCCAGTCTCCACTTGTATCACTCGCTTTAAAGTAAATTTTTGTAGGGTCTTCATCTACTGTAAGATATGAAAAACCAGCAGAAGCACCATCATAAGAATCTCTCCCAGCAAGAGTTCCAGTCGCATCAACTGTAAAAGCCTCCCCTATATCTCCCTTTAAACCTTGCGGAATACCTATAGTCAGTATTCCATTATTACTATCATAAGATGTATAAGCAGTGGCACTACTCACTAGCTGAACTGCTTGAACATCAAGAGCAGTAAGCTCATCTCTATAACCCATAGCATCACTAGCATAACCCCCAGCCTCAGTTGCTTTATCTGTAGCAGTTTGAGCATGAGTAGGAGCATCAAGGATATCTTGCATATTTGTAGCAAGTGAGTCTATATTTGTCTTGTTTGTATTAACAGCATTGATGTTTACTTGATTGCCAGCAACAGCATCTATATCAGCCTCATTGAGAGCTACAGCTATAATATTAGCTTCATTAATAGCAACTTTATCTATATTAGTCTTGTTTGCATTAGCCGCAATGATGTTTGTCTCGTTAGCATCTACTGCATTGATATTTATCTGATTATCATTTACAGAACCAATAGCCACTAAATTAGCCTCAACATCTATAATCTCACTAAGATTATCATAGAGACTTTGAAGATTTACTCTTACATCATAAAGATGCTGTATCTCAATCTCTTTATCTGCAAGAGCTATAATATTTTCTATGTTTTCCCCAAGAGCTACAATGTCCCCAGATCTATTTGACAAAGCCTGTAGGCTGGATGTGCTCTTAGCCCAAAAGTAAGCAGGAATAGCTTCGTTAAAAGAACCTGAGTAAGTCTGTAATTCAACTCTGTCAAGATTAGATACAACACCATCAGCATCTCTAAATCGTATAAGAGTAGGACTATCACCTATTGCCTCTTCAACTGTAGCTTCTGTATTTGTAACATTTGCTATATATCCAGCATGGGTAACTATATAGCTCTTTATATCAGCATGAGAAGATAGCTCCAACACTGCCAAGTCTTGAAGAAAAGGGATAGCTATCTGCGAACCATCATCAAGAGTAAGAGTAGCTTCGCTGTATGTAACAGGAGTAACATCACTCTGATTATTTAAAGTTAAGTCAATATCAATCTTTCTTGCTCCTAAATAACTCCCTTTCTTCAAATCTTCAATAATAGTGACAATATCTAAGCCAGATAGACTATCAAGTGCATCCACTGTCTCTTTATCAAAGAGTCCATTTGTCTCCTCAATCACTCCAAGCTTCTCAGCTACAAGGTTTAGGTTTTCTATAAAACTTTTATCAGCCATCTCTATACTCCTAATGTTGCTAAATACTCATCCATCATCTGCATGACATCTATTGTATTTGCTGTATCTTTTACTTCATCTGCGTAATACTCATAAAGTTTTACAAGGTCACGCTCAGTATTGTTAAAGTGAGGATTTTCCCCTGTGAAATAAAGGTTTAACTTCTCTAAAAACTCATCATCAAGCCTAGTATCATTTCCATCCCTACTTACAATTCCAGCAAAACAACCAATACTTAAAAGTGAAAGTAAATCATGCGTAGCATTTTCAAAGGAGTAGGGAAGTGTGAAGTTGAACTCTAAAAGATTTGGAAGTGTAAGTTTGTAGTAAGATATCTGATTAATATCTTCACTCTCAAGTAAGTTATACTCAAAAGTATCTGTAGTTAGTGTGATTGACTCATCAAGAGAGTAGCCAGTGCTAGACACCATAAGATTACCAATCGTATCAACAAGCTGGAGCTTAACAACATCATCAACACTTAGACCAAGTTTTGTAATTGCTAAAGATACTCTTCTCATATTAAACCTTTAATTATGAGAACGATTTTAGCTATTTATTATCGCTTAAGTGGTATGGCTATTTGGTAGTTTTAAATTCTCCATGCTCCTGTTTTTGGTTTTTGTCTTTTGTTTCCCATCCTAATAGTTGTCTTAGATTTCTTAGGAGCTTTAGGAACTATGAAGTCATTCACTACCACATTGGCGATAGTCTCAATACAATCATCTTCCTTGGAATCTTTCTCAGGATGAAAACCTTTGTACTCTTTTTTGACTTGTTCTTGTCCTGTGCCACCTATCACAAATCTTATTTGGTGACTCCATAAGTAATTCTCTACACTATCTTGTATCTTTAGGTTTTTAGAGATAGAGGTCTTTGGATTAAAAAGCTTAATAGAGTTTGTAATGATAGGCTTACCATCTAGCTTTCTTTGAGCATTTACAATCCTTACTTTTTTAACTAAGTTCTGCTCTGTTAAAATTCCACCACCACTAGACTCCATAAAGACTGGTACTCTAGGATTGTCCATCATCACTGTTATGATTTGGTTTACAAACTCATCATTAGTCCACTTTCCAAACCAAGTGCCATAAACATTAAACAGCTCTATCTTCTCTTTACTCATAGCTGAACCGATAAGAGTAATGGCTCTATTGTCTGCTGTATCTTTGATACTCTGTGCTGGGTCGATAGATATACATTTGTTATCTTCTGTAAGTTCCCAAGTAGCAACATAAGTAAAGTTATCATCAATGATATAACCTGTCTCAATAGTCTTAGGGTCTTGCATATACTGAGAGTACCAATCCTCATTCATAACCATCTTCTGAACAGCGAGGGCTTTTTCATCTTCAAATAGAGGATTTAGAGGTTCATTAGCCTCTCTTTTATAATAAAAATCAAAAAATTCATATATGTTCTCTTTTGGTTCTATTCCAACAAGATTGATATGAGTCCAAATCTCCTCCTCATGCTCAAGAAGATAACCGACTAAATCATTTTCATGGAGTCTCTGCATTATGATTATAATAGCTGTGTTAGGATTTGACTTTCTAAGTCTAGTACTGGCACTACCTGTATAAAATCTAATTACATCATCTCTTACTGCTTTAGAATTTTTATCAAAAGCTTTCATCGGATCGTCAATAATCATAACATCACCATGGAAACCAGTCACACCACCAGCGATAGTAGTACTAAACATACCACCATCTTTTTTACCATTTTTATCTAAGTACCACTTCTTATCTGCGGTTTTTTGTAGCTTCTTCTCTTTAAAAACTTTTTGATATGCTGGACTTCCTATCATGCTCTTAACATCTGCTGGTGTCTCAGTTGCTAAATCATCACTGTATGAAGCATATATAAATCTCATCCATGAGTACTTTCCTAAAGCCCACGAGATAAATAACTTCACTGCAAACTCTGTTTTTCCGTAAGATGGGGGGATATTTATAATAAGTCTTGGCACTTCTCCTGTTAATACTCTCATAAGAGCATCACATAAAAGTTTATGATACCAAGCTTCTAATAGAGTAATCTCGTGATACTCTTCAAACATATATCTAGCGTAATGAAGTAAATCTTTACGAGCCATAGCCAAGCGAATAGGCTCGGCTCTCTTTTTGGCAAGTGCTTTTTGAGTATCAGTCATTTACTAAAATGGTATCTCATCTGAGTCTGCTTCTATACTTTCTGTTGTCATTGGTATCTTAGTACCATCAGCTTTAGCATAACTAGCTTGTGGTTCATAGCTAGGCTGTGCTTGTTGCTCATGACTCTGTGTGTTATCCATCCTTCTATATGGCTGAGCCACAACATTATAAAGATGGTTTGCATCTCTCTTTTTATCCTCATCAACACTAAAGAGTGTAAAGTAGATATTCTCTTTTTGTATAAATGGGTCAAAAAGAACTGCTCGCTTATACTTAAGTCCATTATCACTTACAGCATCTCTAACACTTCCAACCATCTCGCTCCAACCACTCTCACCACGATTAGCCAAGCTAGTCCAAATATGATAATCAGGATGCTCCTCTTTGCCCTGTGCAATATTTCCATTAACGACACCATCAGGATATTTTAATTTATTCACTGAAATTGTAAACTTTTTTCTAATACTCAGAGTGCGAATATCCATATTTACAAGTGGAACTACTTTCCCATCTCTATCTTTATAACTCCCTCTCTCAACTATTCCAATCTTTGCCATTTTACTTTTCTCCTTTTTCTAATCTAGCTTTACGCTTTTTTCTTAACTTTCTTTTTTCACTTGCTTTCATTTTTTCTCCTAAAATACTGGCATATCAACATCACTATTCTCTTCATCAGATGTTTTTTTATAAGTAGGCAGTTCTTCATAAACAGTCTCTACAACTTTTGGCGGTGGTCTTCTAAACTTATCAAGTGCTTTTCCAGCGTTACCATGCTCATCTATCTCAACTCTGTAAAAGTCACTTGTCTGAGGCACAAACATAAGAGTTTGAAGAGGGTGCTTATGCGTATCTTTGTTTTTATTCCATATAACTGTTCTCATCTCATCATCAGGCTCTTTAGGATTTGTTTTAGCTAGATGAAACCATACATAAGCCTCATGGTCTGCGTTCATACTTCCCTTAACACTGATAACACTAGACTTCAAATCCTCTTTAGAACTCTGCACCACTACGATAATAGGTACTTTAATCTCTTTAGATAACTTACCAAGCTTTGAGAACATCTCAGATATTCTTCTCTCGTCAGTCTTTAAATCAGGGTTCATGTTTGTCATTCTCATCATAGAGTCAAGTGCTACAATCTTAATACCGTATAACTTATGTTGCAGTCTTATCTCTGCTATAATAGAATTAACATCATATATCTCATCAAACATAAAGATATTGTCTATATTTCCATCAAAAGTCTTCTCCTCTTGCTGTTGCTCTACATTCTCATCATAGAGATCTTGCCCGAACTCCATACTCCCAAACATAACTGGATGCTCTTTAGAGATATTCTCTATAAGTCTCGTTAAAACAAAGGTCTTACCACTCTGTTTTTTACCGCTAATAAAAAATAAACCCTCATTTCTAATACCCTTACCACCATGCTTATCAGTAAGAACAGTATCTATGAAAGGTATGTTGGTTTTAATTCTCTGAGCTGGAGGTTTAAGCTTTCTAAGCTTTCTAACCTCACTCAGTCTCATAGTAGATGAACTCTTGTTTAGACTTGCATAACCATCTATAGAGTTCTGCATCATTTGAGTTACTGCCTCTGAGCTAATATTCTCATCACTAAGCATTGCTGCCATCTCTGTATTGAGTAGTAGTAGCATCTTTCTATGATATGCCTTTTTTAAAAAGTTTATATGCTCCATTACTACATTTTGAGGTACAGACTTTTGAGCGAGGATATTTAGCAGCATATTCTCAGGATGCTCTATGCCAGCTTTTTTCATATAGCTCATAACTATTGAGTCATCATAAGCCACATCACCGTCATAACAAACATTAAGTACTTCAAACATCACTCTTTGAGCTTCATCATCAAAGAACTCTTTATTGATACCGCTTGACATAATCATATTCAAATCAATATTGCCAAACTCATTAGCGTTAAGTATCGAAGCTAGAACAAGTACTCTTGTATTTTCTATATTATCCATGTGCTATCTCCCCATCAGCATCAAAGCTATGTTTTTCTAACCACTCATATATCTTATCTCTGCTGTAAAATATGAAACCACCTATCTTAGAAAAAGGGATAGTCCTATTTGCTCGATATCTTGACTGAGTGGACTCAGCGATACCAAACTCTTTAGCCAATGTTTTAGTATTTAACCATTTTTCATTTTTCATTAGTAAAATCCTATCTTTAAGTCGCCTAGCAGTTTGCAGTGCGTTAGATTGTAATCTTGTAGAGTTGCTAAAAAAGGCTGATAATTTTGAAGTAGATATTTAAACTCACTATCAAGCCTAATAAATCCAACACCACCAATCACAACATACTTAAATAGCTCTATGCCTGTCTCATTCATAAACTTTATACGCTCTTTAATAAGAGATTTATTTATAGCAACATAATCAGCAAACTCTCCAAGCTGAATATAATCATCAAGCAGAGTAACCCTGTTATCAATCTCTTTACATAGAGCATTCTTGTAGATATATGAAGTGTGTCTAATGATGACAATATGCTCAGGGTACATCTTCCTCAACTGAGA